GGCTTTTCTTGTGGGTAGGAGGCTCCCACAAATATTCCACAGACCGCCTACCCCCTCCCCCCCATACAAAAGTAAGCACTAACTAACATAAGCAAGACGCGAATGAGAATCACTTGCATTAAGGTAAACGCGAATGAGAACTACTAGCATTAAGTAATTGCAAATGAGAATCGTTTGCATTAGGAAGAATGTCGTTCAAGCACCATTCCAGCGACACTTCAATAACTGTCTACAAATATTGCATACAATAATCGTATACAATCTAAGTATTACATTATATGCTTATGCACTTATATAGGGAATAAAGTGTATACAATGCGCGTTATTAGTGCATGATTTTATATAGTGATAATGGTGGCACTATGTAGGTGCATACTTATTATGTTAAGTTATTGTAAGTTATTGATTTATATAGGTATTTTGTAATTGCTAGAATTGGCATGGTATGTGCATAGTATTAAGGGCTGGCAACAGCACATCTTTTTAACAGGCGATACATTGAAAGGCGTTCCATTATGACTACATCTCTAACACGTGAGCAATGGCTCTCTCAGGCCACTGAGGAACTTAGGGCACTGTTTAAACAGCATGGCGATACCATACCCACACAGGTGCGGTCATCGTGCGGCTTCCCCTCAAAATCAGCCTTAGCAAGCAAGAACCGCAGAATCGGTGAGTGCTGGTCATCTGCGGCGAGTGCTGACAGCCACGCTGAAATTTTCATCTCACCTACTATCAGCGACAGCGCACGAGTGCTCGACATTCTGGCTCACGAACTTATCCATGCTGTGCACCCTGGTGACGGCCACGGCAAGAAGTTCGGCAAGACATCACGTGCCATTGGCTTAGAGGGCAAACTCACAGCCACTGTTGCTGGCCCAAAATTCACAGCATGGGCAACGCCTGTTCTGGCTCGCCTTGGTGCATATCCACACGCTGACTTAGTGCCCTCTAATGCACAAAAGAAGCAGACTACACGTATGCTCAAATGCTACTGTCCTGAGTGCGGTTATACAGTTCGGGTTGCTGGCAAGTGGCTTGAAGCAATGGGTGCGCCTATGTGCCCTGAACACGGCACGATGGATACTGAAGGCGTTTAAACAACTCAGAGGGAAGCCTGAAAGGGTTTTCCTGTGCGCTGTTGCACTATACCGAAAGGCGTTAAATTATGTCAGCAATTTTAGACACACCAAATCAAATTCAACAGTTCAGGTTGCACGTGCTGTTCAGAGGGCTGAAACTCGAACTTATGGGCATGAAAATGTCTAGGGGTGCATCTTGCTACAAAACCTTAAAAAGCATGGGTTTTACAGGCACAAAACAACAGGTATATACCGCACTGGCTGAGATGCTCGACAGGTCAACAGAGAGCGTTTAAACAGTTTATCTTGAGCCACTGTGACAGGGTGGCTTGTGATGCACTGTTGCATTATTTGAAAGGCGTTAATTTATGAATACTTATTCAATTATTTGCTGGCACAACTCAGCCACTGAGGGAAGCCATCAACAGGTTCTGTTTAGTGCTCGGACAATGGCGAAGGTTTTGCGTGACTTTGAGCGTTACCTGTCATTGCCAGAGCGTATGCGCTCATTCACTAAGCACAATTTAATTCAACTGTGCCATATCGATAATGGAGTTATTGCTTCATTCCCTGCTAATTTGCGTGGGGGTGTTTAAACATGATAAAACAGGCTCTATTTGATATTCTGCTTGCTATTGCATTGGGGCTGGCTTTCGCTAGTCTGGCTCTGGCTTATTTTGATGTTTTAATTTGAAAGGCGTTAATTATGGGAGTTATTCAAGAAGCACAGGCGTTCTGGCCTGAAGATGAGGCGAGAGCACTCGCAGATTATGGGTTATTTATATTTGAAGATGAAGGGCACGACTACTACCATAAGTGGCTAATGAGTGAGCGTGACCACTTCTGGAACAAAGTATTTGAGCGTGACCTTAATATGATGAACAGGTTTTCCGACTTGTTTAATTCACTGACAGCAAAAACCACTAATTTATATATTTAGAGCGTTTAAACAGAGTCTAGTCTGAAGGGTATAACGTGCCCTTTGGCCTGTGCTTTTACAGGGTTAATAGGAGTTAATATGTCTGCTTTTACAGTCACCAACACGCATATAAATGCACTCGTGCGTTATGCTTCACGCCATAAAATAACTGTTGCTTATGGCAATCCAACGATGCGTTTAAACGTGTCAGCGCATGAGCAAGAAGTTGCCCAATTATTGCTTGACGAAAATATTAAAAGCGTTAATTACAGGTATTCTGAAACCGAGACAGGCTTTATTGAATACGACCGAGGCGCACCCATACTCTCAGCCATTCAAGCGATTAAAGCGGCGCAGTGCTTGCGTTATCAGTCATGCGAACACCCAACTTATGAGGGGAGCATTGCTCAGTTATTAGTTGAAGCCATTATTTCCGATGCAATCCCACGCCTAGAAGGTTATAACGAGGCGCAATGGGCAATCCACGGCACAGAGGTGACAGCATGAGCAAAATAACTATAACAATCGACACTGATAACGATGCTTTTCAAGATATTGCGCCCGATGGCATGAGCCACGAATTGCCCCGAATACTTGAAAGCCTATCATCTTACATTGTGAAATATAACGAGTTACCACCCGCTATTTATGACATAAACGGCAATAAGTGCGGTTCTATTGTGGAAAGCGTTTAAACATGACGCAATCCCAAGCCCTAACCCAAGCCCTTTATCTTGCCCTTTGTGCGCCAGACGATTACAAAGCCATGCAAGCCACGCATTTAGCGATTGAGTTATCAGAGTGTTTAAACGATGCAGAGGTAGAACAATGCAAACTTGACGCGCTCGACATGATGGCTGAAAGCGTTTAAACGATGCTTTATGCCGCCATTTCCCTAATTTTGCAAATATTGTTAAAACGTAAATAAACAGGAGTTAATCAAATGAACATCGAAAACTTATCACAAAGTGAAAAATACAGCCTTTTAAGTCAATTAGAGAAATCATTAGGGCTTTATCCCTTAATGGTTTTAACTATTGACGATGTAAAGGAAAGCATATCGGATTCAGGCGAGGAAATGCCAGATGACGATAAATTGCACACAATGTGCAAATATGTTGCAAGAAAATATAACGTAGCAGATGAATATATGGTCGCCCTTAATTGGGCAACTGAATTATGCTTAGAAACAGTCTAAGTTAGTAAGCACTTACATACAAAAGGAGTTAATATGAAAACAGACAATTATTTCTGTTTGTCAGGAGATGGAAACATCTATTTTTTAGGCAATCATGGGGATTGGGAAGCCGCAGAAGATACGGCACAAAATTTAGGATATGAGCCAATTTGGGTTTTTGGTGAGGAATCGGCTAAAGATTGGGCTAATACCCTTGACCATCATCTAAAAATAAGTTGTTAGTAAGCACTCACTTAATACCGCCTTCGGGCGGTTTTTCTTTGCCTATTTTTAAGCCCTTCTAAGCCCTTCCATATAGGGTGATAAGGTTAAGGATAAATTATCGCCTTCTAGGGTGCTCTAATCGATTCCTCAAACCATAAAAAGGCATCTTCCTCTTCACAGTATCCAAGATAAGAAATTCCATCGATAACATTTTTGTTTTTTGAGTTAGGGTCAAAGTTTCCAAGGCCGCTAAACATATAACTTTTAGTTCCATCTACTTTTTTGTAAATTCTTATGGTTTTTACATCAATTTTTTGAAATATGTTTTTTTCTTGATCCCATGTAACTATATCTATCGGGCCAGATGGTTTTATGTTGGCAAATACCTCAAGTCCTTGATTTAAAAGCCATATTTGCGCTTTTAATTCACTTATTGTTCCAATATGTGCAATTTTCATAATGTTTTAATGCGTTCTTGGGCTACTCGTTGGGGTGTTGGTCAGTCGTTGAAACAGTAACCAGTCCGATGTGCCGTAAATCCATTTCAGTATTCAGCCCCAAATTCCAAAAATGAGCGCCCCACATTACGCATATTCTTGCGCCCTCTGAAAGATTACCGCCCCCAATGGTTCGCATAATCTCCCGTTCTTTCTCTGAGAATCGGATTAGATTATGTTTTGGCTGTGGCTTTGTCATCTCTTAATCCAACTACTTGCTGTCTCCAATAATCCCCAATTAAAAGGGCTTCTGCTAGGTTATTGTCTTTCTTTCGCTTTAATGGGGCTTCAGGCCAAAACATTCGGGCTATATCAAGCGAATCATCTTTATCATGTATGTGATAAAACCCCTTCCACACTTGAGGGCGCACCATGTGGCATGGATAGGCGGTTAATTCACAAATGGCGGTTATTGCGCCGACTGCCCTTGCGAATGTCCACATGGCACTAGATGACTGATTTGGTCTTGAATATAGCATTTCAATGGCTATCTCTGCCCCTTCTTTTGGGTCTATTGCCCTCAATAATGCGTTTTTCAGCACCATTGCACGAATGTGCTTGTCTTGGTGTTCAATCATGAAACATTCAAGGTAATTACCCTGAGAATCTAATACACCGACTGCACCAGTGGCACTTGCGGGGTCTATACCGATATACACCATATCAATCCCTATCCCTTATTTTCCATTTGCGTTTTGGTTTAGGCTCTGACACCACAACCTCTTGGGTTCTGAATCTATGCAGATTAAAACACTCTCGTGTTCTTAGCCCGTCTTTCGTATGTTTTACATCGGTTGCCGCTTTACATAGTGGGCATTTCATACTTTGTCTTTCAACTTATTCATTCTTAATCGTAAATCAGCCACAAATGGCTTCCCACGCTTCTTCTCCATTGATTCGACTATATCTCGCCACCAAGTCGATGCTTTGTGTTTCCCAATGAGGTTGATTTGTTTCATGTAACGGGTTTTCCACTCTTTCGCCAACGAATTCAAGCGTTCCTCGTAAATCTCCTGTGAGGAATAGTGCTCTATCAATCTCTGAAGGTAAACATTGCTCTCCTCGCCTTCTTCTCGTAAGTAGTTCATGGGCTTCTATCTTGGTCATTTGTTCAGCATCCTATTAATGTAATCACGAACCGATGCTGGCATAGGCGCAACATTCTTTGAATCTTCCTCAATCTTTGCTAAAGCGGGGTCTTTGAAGTTGACATTGACGTTTACAGTCATTTCAGGCACTTCAGCACCATCCCAACGCATTTGGTTGATGTAGACCAAGGGTGCGGGGATGAAGTCTCCATTTGCTTTCTTCCATTGGTCTGTCGTCTGCATCCATGTGACGTGCTTAATAATTTGATCGGCTTGCAAGTCTAGTTTTAGTTTGTCCCACTTTGCTTTACATTGGGCTTTACCACCTTTTCTAGTGCTTTTAGGCCATGCGTTCCAGAACTCTTCAAACATTGTTATCCTTTCGGGCATAGTTTCTCCAAGGGTGGATAGAACCTATTTCTATCCTTCCCGCTCCAGACTTCATTGTGTTCATATTGACTCCTATTGATGTTGAAATAACAAAAAGCCCCAAGTGCGCTTGACGGGTTTGTTCGCTTATAGATATGGCCTTGTTTACCACCGATGAACCATATCCTTTACCAGTCGCCAAACCAACGCTGGTCGCATTTTTCACAAGGGGTGTGCTTGTGTGCGGTGTTTCTTGACTTGCCAACCCATGCAGGTTCAGTTACGTATCGTGAGTCAAACGGCTGAAATGAAAAACAAAAAAGCCCCTTACAACTGCCCTCGGTGGAAACCCTTCGATTTAAACCAAGGGCGAGAGCATGTGTAAGAGGCTTCATCTGTTGTTTTCCACGACAACGGATTGGATTATACACACATTTTTGGATAACTCAAATTTTCCCCAAATCTTGAGGGATATTTCAGAAAATCGTATGCGCCTATCCTTGCACAAGTCTGCTTTAACTCTTTACCATCGTAGAATTCAGTCGTAGTGCCGTTAGACATTTTGGTAGGGGTTGCTATATTCTTTTTTTCGTGTAGTGCCGCCAATCCAAATCCTGTTATATGCCATACGTCATCGACACTTACAACATAGCCAAAGTTCTGCAAGTCATTAAGGTAATTCTCAAAATGAACGCTTACATTGCCTACATTCTGATCTCCATGCGTAAATGATTTCAATGGGCTAGGCTTGTGTTCTAGCCTTCTGAGCATTTGTTTGTGATAAGTCTTTAAATACATAGTCAGTCCTTAGTTGATTGTTGACAAGCAATGCTAGCCCTAAAAATATTTAATAAACATAGGGTTTATCCTAGTATTCAAACATTTATTTTCATTGACAATTCATGCACCAACAAGAAGTTGGGTAACTAAACAGGAGTGAATGATGACAGTTAAACCTAGTGACTTTAAACATCAGATATGCGTCTACCTTGAGGGCGTTGGCGAGTGCTTAGTGGCATTTGACATACTGACGCCAGGCGATGAGTTAGACGCTGACCATAGCGATGACTATGAAGTTGATATAGCAGTCTTTGACGAGCAAGACAAGCATATAAGTTACGACATCACCAAGAAGCAATACAACCATTGTGAAAACAAAGCGATGGACGAAATGCAAGATATAACTACACAATGGCACAAAGAATGGGAGTCCGTATGACAAAAAGATCAGAGTCAGTAAAAAATGTTTCTGATGGAATATTTGATTTACTTGCTATGTATGAAGATGAAATTGACGCAATGACCGCAGTTGGAATATTGGAGTTGATTAAACATGAAATAGCAATAAACCAATCATTTCCCGCATTGAAAGAATTGATACTTGGTACAAGGGAAACAAATGACTAAGCATGAAATGATTAGTTTTTTACGCATGGCGGCAGTCCACGAGGACACAGTTACCTCTATGTCAAACGCCTTCGATATGGGCGTAGAGAACGAAAGGGACATAAATTGTTCCATCATCTTTGGCATGATTGATGACCATGCACAAGCACAAAAAATTGTAGACACAATCCGAATAAGGGAGTGAAAAATGACGGATCAAGAAAAGTTAAATTCTGCTTTCCATGAACTTGATTATGAAGACGAACTGGCAGTCAATGTTGTGATGTATCAAACTGAAGCAGAGCATCTCAAAGCAGAGATTGCAGAGTTGCATCGCATCCTTGCAGAGCATGAGTTGCAGTTGCGAATCAAGAACGAAATGATTGCAGAAATCCACAAAGTATTGGGGACTATATGAAAGTTAAACAAACATTTGAAGAAATCTTAGATAGTCATTCACAGGCTACTTTCTGTATGCATTGTTTTGCTAGAAAGAAATTTGATGAGCCGCAATGCTGTCCAGACAATGCTTTCATTCCATTAGAGAACTTTGAACATGAGTTTCAGATGGAAATAGCAAAGAGGTTATACGATGCTCAATGATTATTCAACATTTCTAATGAACATCGAAAGATCAGTGAAAACACTTAGTGAAATGTGCTTGAATAAGCAATATACTGGGTTCTATTCAGAGATAAATACCATCATTTCAAACCTGATTGGTCTTAGTCACTGGATAGGTCAAGAGCAAGTTAAACATAGTCAATCTAATAGGAGTTACTCAAAATGAATGTATATCAAAAACTGAATGAGGCGAGAGCCAAGTTCCACAAGAAAGCCCTCAAGAAGTCTGGTCACAACAAGTTTGCTGGCTACAACTATTTTGAGTTAGGTGATTTCGTAATCCCCGCAATTGAAATCTTTAACGAGGTAGGTCTTACTTCCATCATTCGTTTTGGAAAAGAGATTGCTGAGTTCATTGTTGTCAATACAGAAAAACCTGACGAGATCATCGTCTTCACAAGCCCTATGTCTTCAGCCGCCCTAAAGGGTTGCCATGAAGTGCAAAACCTTGGTGCTGTGCAAACCTACCTTTCCCGCTATCTATGGGTGTCGGTTCTACACATAGTCGAGCATGATGCTTTGGACGCTACAACAGGCTCTAAAGCGGTTGAGGAAGGCACTCCTGATGAAGGACGGATGCTTGACTACATTGCGGCTATTGAAGCCACCACAACAGTTGATGAACTAAAGAACATCTACATCGAGGCATTTGCCGCTACCGATGGAAACAAGGCATGGCAAACCAAGATGATTGCCGCCAAGGATGCTAAGAAGAAGGTGCTGAAATGAAAAATAAATACGCATTTCCAAGCACATGGGAAAACGAAACAGGAAAACTTTGTGATGATCAGGGAATGACCTTGCGTGATTACTTTGCGGCTAGGGCTATGCAAGGAATGTTGTCAGAAAACTCAGGCATCAGATACCCAACTGATGAACTTGTAGATTTTGCTTACAAAGTGGCAGACGCAATGATGAAAGCGAGGGAGGCATGAGTGACGAAATCATCCAAGGCACAGACGAATGGAAGATGCTCAGACTAGGCAAAGTAACTGCTAGTCGAGTAAAAGACATTGTTGCCACTACCAAGTCAGGCTATTCAACAAGCAGAGACAAATACATGACTCAGTTGTTGTTGGAACGCCTAACAAACTCAGTAGCAGAGTCATACAGCAACGATGCAATGGCTTGGGGAACTGAGCAAGAACCATTTGCTAGAGCCGCCTATGAGTCCAAGATGGGCGTATTGGTTGACGAGGTAGCGTTTGTTAACCATCCCACGATTGAGCAATCAGGCGCATCTCCAGACGGCATTGTTGGCGAGGGTTTGGTGGAACTGAAATGTCCAATGTCTCATACGCATTTGGAAAGCATTTTGGGTGGCTTAGACGATCAGTATAAGGTGCAAGTAAATTGGCAGATGGCTTGCACAGGGGCTAAATGGACAGACCTATGTTCATTTGACCCAAGGTTTCCCGCAGAATTGCAATTAGTTATCAAACGTTTTGAGCGTGATGATGCGTACATTGCAACGCTGGAAAAAGAGGTTATCAAGTTCTTGGCTGAACTCGATGACAAGTTAAATAAAGTTAAATCAAGAGGTTAATATGGAAAAAAGAGACAACTCAGGCGTGTTGTTTAAAAACGACAAGAAGGAACAGGAGAAACATCCTGACTACAAAGGTAGCATCATGGTAGACGGAAACGAATACTGGTTAAGTGCTTGGATAAAGGAAGGCAAGTCTGGCAAGTTTATGGGATTGGCAGTATCACCAAAGGATGCACAGCCACCAACAGGTAAAGTGCCTTATGGTCAAGGTGGAACTACAAAAGAAGGTCGTGATCTAGAAGACGTGCCTTTCTGATATCAATACGGGGAAAGCGTAAGTAAGTACCCACTAACTTAATTAACAGGAGTTCACAAATGAGTTTTAATAGGGATTCACAAATGAGTATATTAGACAAAACATGGTTTGAAGGTGGAGTAGAGAAGTTCTTTGGTTCACAGTCATTCGTAAGGGCAAGGATCATTGATCCATTAACAAGCCACA